TGTCTTTCAAGTATCTCGTGCATTTCGGTACCTCGAGCCGCGGCTTCGTTGCGTATACGATCCGCTTCTTCTTGTCCGACCTTTTCAATCCACTGCTTTATGCTGTCGCCTTTCTTTGTTCCAGATAAAATAGTGGTCACGGAGGGCAACCTTTCTTCGCCATAAACATAAAGACGTCGACCGTCCTCTGTTTCTTGAGTCAGTTCTGCGTACTCATACGGAGACTCAAATAAAATGTCGTGCTTCATGGCACCTACTTTATTTTTTCTTTTGCGGCCATTTCTTTAATGGCTTGTGCAAACACATTACTGGTTGGACGCTCTGTTGCGAGTCCAATTTTTCTAGCCAGCTCTACGATTTCTTTTCGTATCGCTACGCTTTTCCATTTATCAGTGTTCATAAATTCTCCTCATGGTTTATCTGATAGATTATAATACAAGTCCCTTAATATATACAACATATATTAGGACATAGAATCGCCCCAATTTTCTCCAAGTTCCGCATCAACTTTGTTCGGCACCTCAAGCCTGAGTGCCTTTTCCATAATCTCTGCAATGCCTTTTACCTCTTCCTCACTAGACACAGAAAAAACAAGCTCGTCGTGTACCTGCAATACAGGCTTATAGGAAGCGTTGTAGCAGTCCAACATGGCTTTCTTTGTCATGTCTGCGGCCGAACCCTGGATTAATTTGTTCAGGGCCTTATAAACGAAAGCACGCTTGATCTCTCCGTTGTACTCGTGCATGGCTTCTTTGTACTTCATGGGCCTTCCGGTGCCGTATTGACGCGGTTCCCACATATCAAAGTGGCACCGTCGTCCAAGCAAAGTTTTAATGTAGCCACGAGTGCTTGCGCTTCGCATCACTGTGTCCGCCATTTGACGAACAAATGGCGCATAAGTATTAAAACGCATTAGAATGTCGCTTGCTTCTTCAACGTCTACGCCCAACTGGTCGGCAAGCTTTCCTTTGCCCATGCCGTACATGATTCCAAGCCCTATGGTTTTGGCTGTCTTGCGATCAATGCCCACCAGATCGGCAACCTCTTGGTGAAAGTCTGCCTCTCCGTTAATGTAAGCCTCTGCAATTGTGTCTGCCCCTTCGTATTGAGAACGATAGGCAAAGTGAGTCAGTATTCTAGGCTCTTGTTGTGAAAAATCCGCCGAACACCACTTCTGTCCTTCTTCCGGAAGAAACAAAGAACGAATCAAAGGACCGATCTCTTTGTCTCGAGCGGGAACTTGTTGCAGGTTCGGGTTGGACATGGACAATCTTCCGGTCACTGTTCCACCCGTTTCTCCTTTAAGTTGTCTGACGTCTGCGTGAATCCGCCCGTTGTGTGCGTGTTTAATGATCGTGTCTATAAATGTTTTGTGGGCTTTGTTTAGCTCGCGTATACGCATAATCATTTGTGCAACAGGGTGTTTTTGATTGGCTAAAAACGCTTTGGTAAAACTTGGCGAACCTTTGGCCGTGTGGTTGTAGGGAATTTCACACGCATCGAAGACTTGTGCCACGTCGTTTGCCGCCCAAACCCTTATGTCTTTAATACCGGAAACCTTTTCCACTTCTTTTAACGTCTTTTTCTCTTTGGCAAGCAGTTGTTTCTTTAGTTTGTCTGCTCGTTCTAGGTCCACTCGTACTCCCGTCATCTTCATGTTAAACAAAACAGGAAACAAATCTGTCTCTAGGTTAAAAATGTTCCAAAGATTTTGTTCTTCCAAATGAATTTTAAAATGATTCCAAAGTTTAAGCGTCAGTGCTGCATCTTGTGTTGCATAGGTGCCGACATAAGAAGAAGGCAAACGCCACATTTCTGCTTTCGGATCAATGCCCCACTCTTCTGCGGCTTGTCTGAGTTCAGCCTCGGACTTGCCCTCTTGCAGATACTCTATGCCCAAAGAGTTAAGCGTGTACCAAAACATGTTTTCATTAACTAAAGGCGCAACAACCATGGTGTCAATGACTCTTCCTTTGACTTCAACGCCTTCCTTCTTTAGCCAACCCACGTCGTACATGGCGTTGTGAAAGATTTTGTCTTGGTCTCCAGACAGCACGTCCTTTACAAATTCCAAAACTCTCTTCTTTGGAAAATTAAATCCTGCTTCGTGAGCAAAAGGAAAGTAATCGGCGTAGCCGTCTATTGCAATGGAGACTCCCACGATCTCTCCGTCGCCGCGAACATAGCCTGGACCTTTCTCTTTTAAAGAGGGGTCTCTGGTTTCGGTGTCGATTGCAATCTCATCGGCGTCGAGTATTCTTTGTGCCGGAAAAGTATCGGGTGGAGTCCACTCTGTGGGGGGTTGAAATGTTTTAAAGGCCATATTTTAAACTCTCGTTTTGTGCGTTAATAAGGAAAAGATTTTCTTTTGCTCGAGTCACCGCGACATAAAATTGTCGATGCAAACTGTCTGCATTAAGAACAGCGTTAAGCTTTTGTGCGGGGGATAGGTCTAACAATATCGCAACATTGTCTGCCTCTCCCCCCTTTGCTTTGTGTATTGTCGATAAAGCAACACGCGGTTCACCGTATAAATCTTCATTGTTTTTAAATGCTTTTTTAATAAATGCTCTTCGTTCTTCGTTGATCTTTTTCGCATACTGTTCTTCCCATGAGCGCCCCAAACACTCTTCGGCAAGACCGAAGGCGCTGACCACTTCTTTTTTAGAAAGCGTTCTTTGTTTGTCTTCTTCTTTTCCTGGAGCAGATAAAAACCCTCTTCTGACTTCGTTCTTTGTAAGGTATCTGTAAACCGTTTCCAGTTCCCCCACTGTAATTTTAGTGTGCTCTCTGTTTAGTTTTTTCCACCCGTCGATGGCTTGAATCATTGGAAAAGGAATGTAACGAAAGGTGTTGTGTGAAAAGGGAATGCCTTTATCAATCAGATGCTTGCGGTTTTTGTCCAACATGTAATCGCAAGACGCAAGAATCAACCACTCTCCTTCTTCCAAAGGCAAGAACTCTGCGGAATGCAAATGCTCTAAACTGCCTTCTTCGGGTCTGGGTAAATACGTCTTGGCTTGTCGGTTACTGATTCGTCCGGCAATCTTCTCGGCCACCTTGTGTATCTGTATGGGCACTCGAAACGACTGATCGAGGACCGTGGTGTTTCCTTGCATGGCAATAAACCGATCCGGACGTGCACCGTTCCATTCGTAAATGGCTTGGTCATCGTCGCCCGCGATGTAAGAAACGGGGACCACGGACATGAGCTTTTCTATCAGACGCCAGTTCAGTTCTGCCAAGTCTTGAGCCTCGTCCACCACCAATACTTGCAGAGGAGGAACGCGTCCTTTGTTGATAAATTCAAGAATCATGTCGGCAAAAGAAAAGATTCCTTGCTCTTCTCGGTACTGTGCCCACGCACGATCAATCAGTTCTAACATGGACGGCACAACTTTCTGTCTTTGTTTCAACCCTGTTTTGAGTCGCTCTACGCCGACGCTGTTGCAGTTTGATTTGGCGTTTTCAATGATTTGAAAATAAGGATCTTCCAACATGGCTTCCAAAGACTTGCGTGTGTTGCCGTGATAGTGTTGTGTCAAGGGAAAACTATAGTTTTCTAAAAACTCTTTAATATCAGCACCTTCCATGACTCGAGTGATTCCCATGGCTCTTTTGCAAAACGCGTGGCTGGTGCAAAAATAAACCAATTCGTCTTTGTCTAAACCAAAACGCATTCGAGCCCGTTCTTTCCCCTCATTTGCAGCTTTTACAGAAAAAGAAATAAATGCAATTTGATCGGGAGCAACGCCTTGGTCTAGGTGTTGCTCTATTTGTCGAAGTAGTGTAGTGGTTTTGCCGGTTCCAGGGGGTCCAAAATACTTGATTGTACGGAACGTCCTACTCATCTTCCCAATCCTTTTTGGGTTTGTTGAGCTTAAAATCTTTCGCACTGACGTTTAAGTTAGACTCTTCTTGTGTCTCGAGAATCCAGATGGAAGTAGCGCCGGCCCCCTTGTCAATATATTTCGTCGCCGTGTGAGCCCCCAGTTCCTTCAACTCGTTAAAAATCTCTGCGTCTCTTATGGTCTTCATGTTTTTGAAGTCCTTAATATACTTTACCAAATCTCGCCCACGAAACCACCATTCTTGTGGTTTTGTTTCTTCGCTTCTATAAACAGCCCCTGCGGCAACGGCCACTCGAGCAGAAGACTCTGTGTTTTTGCAAAACTCTATGATCGCATCTTGCAACAAGCCCGCCTTTGTCATATCCGGTGGCACCTCAATTTCTTGTACGTCTTGCAAAAGCGTGTTGAGTTTCATCACCCAGTCTTTCTTTTTTAGATCAGGTGGGCAAACATTGAGCACTTCCATGCACCGTTGTTGATACAAAGAAAAGTTGTGAAGTTGCCGCGTCTCGAGGACCAAGGTTTGTCCTTCTATGTCTAGGTGCCATAAGGGAGGGTCCGTCAGATACTTTCTCAGTCCAGTCAAAGCCACCTCTTTTTCAGAGGCATCAATGCCGTACCTTTTTGTAACGCAAACGCCGCTTTGGCAATGGTTTACCAAAGGAGGTGTGGTACACTTATAACGATAGTCGGACTTCTCCAAACTATTCATTAAAGCGTTCAACTCAGAGTGTGACAGGGGCTTGTGACACGCTGCTTTGTTCACTTCCTGAAGTTTGTCGCGCCACTCATCGCTTTCAGGGTGCATCTTTCTAAAGAGTACCCCGTAAGAGAAAAGAGCGTCGTTGCGGGTGCCTTCAGGTATCCCGTTTAGCTTCATGTGTACCAAACACGGCGGCGCTTGGTCCCAGAAAGACTCTTTCGAGCCCTCCCCGTTAGCCTTTCGGCTTTTCTTTATGGGTTTTAGTTTGTCAAGCTGTTGTTCCGTAATTGCGGCTTTCTTAACAACTTGGATGAATTCTTCGGGAGACAGTGTTTCTCCTTGTTTGTTTATTCCGTAGCGTGTGGTTTCTTGTCCACCAAAATAAGGCATGTTCAACCAGTTTCCTGTTTGTTTTTCTTTGGGCAGTTGTTTGGCCCATTGGTATTGTTTGGGAAAGATCTCGTCTTGTGTGCGCCCCATGGCGGCGGCAATCTCTTCGAGCTTGGTTTTAAATTTGTATGCAGGCACAGGGTTCTGTGTAAACAAAAACAAGTGTACTCCGCCCGATTTAGTCATACAGGGGACCAAGGGCAGTGACATGTCTGCAATGAGTTTTTGTAGGTGGTCGATGTCAACCGGATATTCGTCAACGTCTATGCAACCCCATTGACAGGTTTCGTCGTCAGTGATGGGTATGACACCAATGGAGGTTTGTCCGTTTAAGTGCTTCTGCCAGTGGACCAGGGACAGGGGTTCTTGCAGTGTTCGTCCTCTTCCGTCTTTCTTCGTGCCTTTCGCTGTTTGTTTGGTGCCGCGAATTTCATAGATACCATACGCTCTTTCCAATCCGGCGAATGTTTCCATAAATTCTACTGCTAATTCTTTCACTTATGCCCCTTTGCTGACAAGGGCCTCTCTGGGGGTTTACCATAGGTATAGAAAGACCCTTGCGCTAGCAGTTTTTGTTTACCAATCTGTAGACTGGTCCTCTATTGCTTGTGCGTTCTGCTCTGCTTTGGGTAGTACGGGCTGCATCCCGCCTTTTTCACAAAACGAAGAAAACTCTTGTGCTTCTTCAAAAAGCTCTGCCTCTTTGTTGTTCAACGGGCGTTCTTGCGTAACCGCAAAGTTGTAATAAGAACCTTTAGCGCCTTCAATCTCTACGCTTCTTACCACATACCAATGAGAGTATGACGGAGGAGTAAAGTCTCCTTTGGCGCCATTCATTCGTGTTCCGTTGATTAAACCAATCCACGCTCTCGAAACTTTAAGTTGTGAACGGGACATGTTTATGACACAACGCTGTAGCTCACCGTTGATTTCAGCAAAGCCGTAGTGATTTGCAGTGTTCTGCAAAATCGTAGTGCTTCCATCGGGTTTGGTCAGTACGTCGTTGTAGCTCGCGTCTCTTGTGGTTTGTGCCATCAGTGGCGTGTTTAGTGGGTGTACTCCAACAAAGCCCTCACGTCCCATTTTCCACTCAACGTAGTTTCGATCATAGAAAACCGGCAGAAAGCGTATGCCTTCATCGCCGTCCACGAACGTATTGGTTGCCGTGAACATCATGTCGCCAACTTTGGCGTCTGGACTGTACTTTGGACTTGATTTCTTAATTTGCGGACTCATCGCCTGCACTATGGAGATACGCGGAGTCGCTAAATCATCCGCACTAATCTCGCCGATACCGGCACCTGCGTTGTCTTCAAAAAGAGACAACATATTATCTTGCTTTTTCGTAGCCATTTTTTCTTCCTTTCTTATTTATATTATTTATATTATTTAGTTATTTTCGTCCGTTTCCCTTTGTACAAAGAAAATTGTTTCTGTACGTCGAGATTGAACGCAGTGTCGCCACTTTCAACTCGTTCTTTAACGAACGCTTTGAGGGTGGATGGGTGGACAGCCTCTTTTTGCGTAGGCAGGTGTCCTTGATTTTGTAGCCCTTCCATGAGTTCGAGGGCCTTTTCGTCTTCACCTTTTCCGAAAGAAACCGTGACAGCATTCTTGATGATGTCGCCGTGGCCATTGTCGCGCAGCCATTGGTGTGCGGCTTCTTTGTTTTTCTCGGTGATGCGAGTGGAATAAAAATTGTCTATTGTGATCTTAGAACCGTCTTCCAGACGCAGTTCTTTCATGCCGATCTGCGCAAGTTTTTCTGGAAGCGCTTCTTCGGAAAGCTGTCGGTATTGTTCTCTGAGTTTGCGGAGCAGTTCCTCGGTGTTGCCGATTTCTCCGCCAATTCTAAGCAGTTGGTCAATGCTTTCGCTCAAGGATTTAAGTTGGGAGTCGTCTAGTTTAGTGACTTTGCGTTCGGCCGCCTTTTCAAAAAGGTCTACGATTGGTTCGTTCTTCATTCTATTTCCTCTGGTGTGCGACCAGAAAACCCCGCAGTCTTCTGGTCACTTTGTTTATACGGTTTCTATATAACCGTTAGTGTGATTTGTAAAACGATGGTAAACGAAACACGGACCAAAAGCAAATTTATTTTAAGACTTATAAAAAGCTTGACCTATAATATTAAGACAACTATACTTCCCATACAAATTAGGAGAAAGAACAATGAGCATAGAAGTTGAAGTACATTATTATGAAGTCGTAGAAGCCCTTGAGTTGTATTTAAAAGAAAACTACAAGATGGATGTAGATTTCGATATTTACTCCGAGGGCTGTATGTTAATGGATGGTATCGAGGTGGCGTACCATGAATTGGAACCTGTCTACAAAAAATACAAAAATGGGAGAGTGGTCAAAAGTGAATACGGGCATCCTATTATTGATCGTAAAAAATCTAAGAATGTAAAAAAATACATTTCTTTTGATGAAGGTTCCTCGTTTACTTTTCACGTCAAAAATACACAAGGGTATTGATATGAGTAATGACTTTCAAAAAGCTTTTGCAGAAAACAAGTATTTCAGCGAAGCGCACCAAGAACTGGAGGAGTTTATATTGAGCTTTGATCTTCCGGTGTTCACAACGTATCACTTGGATGAACTGCTTCGATTTCAGCAGCAGTTGGGTGCCTACCACGAAAGATACGGTCGGCGTTTGACTGCACAGGAAGAATCCTGGTTAAAGGAATACGATGCCATTCACCCCAGAGAGATTGTTGGATACGACGATGTGGAAGAGGAGGCAGAGGAATGAACATCTTTTACTTTGACAGTTGTCCAATACAATCAGCCCAAGCACAGCCTGATAAGATGTTGGTCAAGATGCCCCTTGAAACGGCTCAAATGTTGTGCACCGCGCACCGAGAGTTGGACGGCGATGAATACGCAGACGAGGTGGGCCTTTACAAGAAAGCTTATCTAAATCACCCTTGCACGATTTGGACCAGAGCAACGCATAGTAATTACAGGTGGTTGTATAAACACTTCTTGGCTTTGGGCGAAGAATATACTTTTCGTTATGGCAAAACACACAAAAGCGTGGACAAACTGTTTACTGCTTTGGCACAACTTCCAGGAAACATGCCTTTAAATGCCATGACTCCCATTGCACAGGCCATGCCGGATCAATACAAAGACAAAGATCCAGTCAAGGCGTACAGAAACTACTGCATCAATGAAAAAACCTATGCTAAATGGGAAAAAGGCAGAGAAAAACCGGAGTGGTGGACATGAACTTTGAAGAATACCCTTTTAAAACAACGCCTTACGAGCACCAAATAAAAAGCTTACAGCGATCCGTGCACCGCCAAGAGTATGCGTACTTTTTGGAAATGGGTTTGGGCAAGTCCAAAGTGTTGTTGGACAATGCTGCAATACTTTTTGATGAGGGCAAGATCGATGCGTTGGTGGTGATTACGCCGAAAGGAAACTTGAGGAACTGGGACAAGTTGGAGATTCCGAGACACTTGCCGGACCACATTGAACGCAGAGTGTTGGTGTGGCAACCCAATCACACGAAACAGTGGCGAGAAAAGTACGATGAAATGGTCAAGGACGACTCACACGGTGTGTTGAACATATTGACGGTGAACGTGGAAGCGTTTTCCACGAAGAAAGGCTGTTTGTTTGTGGAGAATTTTCTCAATGTTCATCATGCGATGATGGCGGTCGATGAAAGCACTTTAATAAAAAATCCCAAAGCACAGCGGACCAAGAACTTATTGAAGTTGTCTACCTTGCCACGATACAAAAGAATTCTGACGGGTTTTCCTGTGACCAAGGCACCGTTGGATCTTTTCTCACAGTGCGCTTTTCTCAGTCCCAACCTTCTGGGGTTCAGTAGTTATTATGCGTTTCGCGCGAGGTATGCTGTGATTAAACAGCGACAACTGGGGCGCGGACGAAGTTTTCAAGAAATCGTAGACTTTCAACGTTTGGACGAATTGCAAGGCGCACTCAGTGATTTTTCTGTGCGCTACACCAAAGACGAGTGCCTGGATTTGCCGGAGAAAGTGTACATGAGGCGCGAGGTAGAGCTCACCGACGAACAGAAGCAGGCTTATCATACAATGAAGAAGGAAGCTCTGATGATTGTTGAGAACAGTTTGTTCAGTACGCAAAGTGTGTTGACGCAGTTGATGCGATTGCAGCAAGTGGTTGCAGGCAGTTTACGAGACGCGGACGGCAATACGGTGGTGCTCAAGAACAATCGGGTCAAAGAAGTGCTTTCTTTGTTGGAGGAAACGCGAGGCAAGGTGATTCTTTTTGCTGTGTTTCAGACCGACATCGAGGCGTTGCAAAAAGCGATTGCTGAAAAGTTTGGTGAGGACAGCGTTGCGACTTATTACGGGCCAACGAGTGCCAGTGACAGAGAGAAGACGTTGGATCGCTTTCAAGACGAGGACGACTCTCTACGCTTCTTTGTTTCCAATCCACATACCGGGGGCCGGGGACTGACATTGACCGCGGCAAACACCATGATTTTCTATTCAAACAGTTATGATTTGGAATTGAGGCTACAAGCCGAGGACCGGATTCATCGGATCGGTCAGACGAACCGATGTACGTATGTCGATCTTGTTGCACCGGGGACCGTGGATGAAAAGATTTTGGATTCTTTGCGAAAAAAGGTGAAGATAAGTAATGAAGTATTGGGTGAGGTAAAAGAATGGCTAGTTTAATCAACAACTTAGTTGAGCAAATGCTCGAAAAAATTAACACCGGCAAAAGCACCGTACGAGAGTATGGCGACGTTTATGTGGACGAGGACACAAAACTGGTGGTGGTGTCAAAAGAAGACGTGGACGACTTGTTGGAGACGCTGGAGTGGTTTAGAACCGCTTTGCAATCGTTTCCAAGCGGGAACAACAATGAAAGCGGGTAGTCTGGTTGGTGTTGTTGTCATTGTTTTTGGGGCTGTTTTTCTGGACCTAGCGACACTGGTTTTTAAAGGAGACCTTTATCTATTGTTTTTGCTTGGGTATTTCAACAACTGGTTTTCTTTGAATGTTTTGTTCGCCGGATTGCAGGCAATCATCAGTCTTGCTTTGGTTGTGCTAGGGGTTAAAATAGTACAATGGCAAAGATAAGAAGCATTGTGGGTATTGGACCAAAAAAATTGTCTGACTGGGCGGAGTTTTTAGAAGATTCCGGTGAGGCCATGTTGGTTGCAGACGGATTTGAAGAAGCCTTTGTGGGTGTTTCAAACGAATGGGGTCCACCTCGAGCCGTTTACAGCTACGATCACTGCGTTCAGGTGCTTACACGAGACATGAGCCTTGAAGATGCGGTCGAACACATGGAGTTTAATGTCGTGGGAGCCTATGTTGGAGAACAAACACCCATTTTTGTGAGGGAATATGTCTGATGACATGGTAAATCACCCGCCTCATTATAAAAAAGGTGGAGTGGAAGTGATCGATGTCATTGAAGCGGGGATCGGGGACCAGGGATTCATTGGATACTTGCTCGGAAACATAATGAAATATCTTCTGAGGTTTCCACACAAAGGCAAACCCATCGAGGATCTAAAGAAGGCCCGGTGGTATTTGGACCGACTGATACTCGTGGTTTCAAAACAACAAGACCAGTGAAATGTTATATGGACGAATGTTCGTCTAATACATATCTAATATAATACTGGAAACCCTATATACCCTACTTTTCATCAAAACATTATATCTTAGATGGATTTTTGAGTTTTTCAGAGAAAAAGACTATCACGTGCAACGAACAAATTCCGTCTAACACGGAGTAATTTGCTCCAAATATAAGCCCTATAGGGGTTTCAATGTTATATGGGCCGTCTAAGGTTCATCTAATAATCTAAGGAAAAAAGGGTGTTTTTGCGCATTTGCCATAGTAAAAAAAGCAAATTTTTATGAGACAGGACTTATGGTCTAACATTTTTGCCCTTGATTTATAAGGAGTTTAGCGTATGCGATGGCTCTTATGGGGTTTACTATGGCTCTTTTATTGCTAAACTTCGGGTATGGAAAACGGTTCTGGCAACCCTACAGGGAAAAACAGTAAGCACCTCACAGACAAACAAAAAAGGTTTGCAAGAGAGTTTGTTTACAACGATGGAACAAAAACCAAAACAGAATGTGCGATAGATGCAGGCTATGGCAAATCAAGCGCACACGTACGAGCCTCAGAACTTACCAACCCAAGAAAGTTTCCTTTGGTTGTTCGATACATACAAGAACTACAAAGCGAAGTGCAGCAAAAGTTTGATGTCACTTTTGACAGACACATCAGAAAACTTGCTGAGATTCGAGACCAAGCCATTGATAAAGGTAATTTGACCGCCGCTGTTTCTGCCGAAGTGCAAAGAGGCCGTGCCGCTGGAATTTACGTTGAGAGAAAAGAGATCCGCACAGGTACGCTCGAATCTTTGTCAGAAAAACAAATAAAACAGAAAATAGACGCTTTACTTGCAGACTACCAACCTTTGCTCGAAGCCGAAGAAGCTGAGTTTGAGGAAGTTTAGTGGTTTTGTACACAGAACAGCAACTCGAAGACTGCTATAAAATATACTGCAAGGAACAAAGTTTGAACGACATGTCTTTTATGTCTTTAATTGATTTTAGAAAAATGTTTGAAAAGATGATGGAACGCCTTTACAGTGCTTAATCCCCTGGAAGTCTCCAAGTCCACTTTTCAAAATCTTCTTGTCGCCAACCTCTGTTGACCAATTCCACCGTTATTGCGCTCGTCAGTTCAGCGTGAACTCTAGCCTCTTTCTTTAGTTCGTTGTGCAACCTTAAAATTTCAACATCAGACATTTCTGATAAAGAATCTTGCTTTACTTTAGCTATCATAACCATAAAACTTTCTTGCTCCGTTGGGTTTTTTGTTCCATTCTTTTTCCGAGACACGTTTTCCCTCATAAAAATAGGTCTTGGTCCACGTTCCTTCTTCCACCACTCGTTCTTTCGTTTTCTTAACAGAAGTGTCTGCCTCAATGAGTTCCTGCACGAAGGCTTGGACAATCTCGGTCAACTCTTTTCGAGTCAGCAGTTTTTTGTGTGTCGTGCCTGTATATTTTTGGGCAAGGTCCAAACGCTCGTCCTTGGTAAGGTCTATAGGAATATTGGTTCTCATTGGCTCGTACCAATTTTCTTGTAGTATTTTTCTAATAACCAATCGTGGTTTTTTCTGTAGTATCGAAACACGTTTTTGTATTCTTCTTGCCCGTGTTCTCGTCTTTCCCTACAGTTTTTGTCAAACATTCTAAAAACAAACACCCTAAAGCCGTTCGTTAAAACATTCTTTCGTTCTTGTTTTGATACAGGAAACAACTTCAATTGCTCCCACTCGTTCTTACGCCATATTTTTGTCATGCGTCCTCCTTTCTTTTTTGTAGATCGCTTTCGCTCTCTGGATTAATAAACTATTGACTTGCGGGCTCGCTGTTTCTTTTGGATTCCAAAACTTTGTTTGGCCCGTCTTTTGATCTATCTCAAACCGTATGTTGCCACGTCCGAAACCAAGATAAACCACTCCCCCATTGTCTGAGGTAAAATTAACCTTTGCACCATTACTCATCGGTTGCCTCCGTTTTTGTAAATAAGTTTCCGTCCACTTTTATAAACAAACGAATCCACTCAGTTCCATCTGTTTCTCTCCACCCATCTTGATTCAGATAAGTAGGATATATCGCACAATACATAGTGCCTTTTCGATAGTTTCCTGTGTCTGCACCAGTTTCGTCATAGCACTCAACATCAAAATATTTTCCGTCAATCTCTATTTCTATCCATTCTTGTTCACAACCAGAATGCTCACAAAACTCGTTGAAGATTTTTAAAGCTTTGGTCTTCCCTGTTTCAAGCTGTTCGCTTGTAATCCAATCAACATTACTCATCACACCACCCCCAGTTCTCTGTTTCGTTTGTAAACAGTTCTTTCTTGTTTGGTCAGACATTCCTCATGCACTCTCCATGCACCATCTGAAAAATTATCGTTCGCTCTATCATCAGTGTCACAGTCATAAACACAATCCGGTGTTAGGTCTTCGTCAATGTAGATCATCTCATCACACCTGTCGCAGTCGAAACCACTACAATCTGGACAAGCGTATCCGTCTCGATATTCACCATCAGCAAAGATGATTTTGCCTTCGCTGTCCGTTGCCTCATAATCTGCATCAGCAGGTATCCTGTTCACGAATCGTCCACTTCCAAAAGAAGTATCCTCTCCACAATGAACGCATCTGTTTCCTATGTCACTCATCGCTCGCCTCCTCTGTTGACATATAGTTATCGTCTATCGCTTGAGCTTCATCGTCTTCGGTCTCCCATTTTTTAATTTGCTCAAGTAAAGCATTAGCAGACTCAACCCGCCCTTCTATGATGTCGTCTGTTCCGTCTGTGCATTTAGGTCGTAAACCACCTTCGTACTCATCAATAACCTCTTGACCTTCTGCCTCTTGCTCTAGCCATTCAGTTATTTTGTCTAACAATATTTCGTGCTTAACACTCATGGTTTTCTCCTTCGATAATATCTTGAATAAACACCCAGAAGCTCGTCCATTCTCTGTTGAATAAAGTCCATTCTCGGCTCGAATTGTGTGATCCCCAAATCGTCTGCTTGTTTCGTTGCCTGTACTCTAGCCTGTTCGAACAACTGGCTCTGTACCTTGAGGAAGTGTTGCAGGTTGTCGGTTATTTCACTCATAGTCTGCCTCCTCTATCAAAACCCTAATTTCATTTTTTGCATTTTCCAGACAAGCATCTTCATCCCCCATACAACACAAGTCTTCAGAAATAATTTCCTCGTCTTGGTTATAAATTTGGTATCCGTAGTTGCCTATTTCATCACCACTTAAAATGTCCATGTCTTCTGTCTTTTCGTACTCAACAAATTTAGGGTCGGGTGTCAGCGAAAACACACTAATTAAATAATCTTTGTGTTGCGCCAAAACTACCCTGTGCGCTCTTTTTACATTTGGTTCATCCATCTCGTTTTTCCCCCTGTTCTAGTTTTAGTCTGATTGTCATTCTTCCATGACCTGTATCAATCAGTATTCGGTCAATTATTTTGCCCATGTGGTATTCCGTTTCCGTCAACCCCAAAGCATATTTCTCTGTTTCATCGGCATCCACTAACGCTTTCCAATGAAAGTGTATTTCTTCAGTTAGACTCATAGTCTGCCTCCCAAACTGTTTTTGTACTCATAAGAAGCTCATCAAAGTCATCGTTTTCTATAATGATCTCATCGATGTCTATCAAGCCTATAACAACATAGTTGTAGTCTGTCGGCTCACCTTCAAAACCCATGTTGTGACCAATACAAGCGAGAAGAATATCGTCCAATGTTCCTTCGGTTAAGTCTTCGGCATATGAGTGAATGAACCTGTCGTCAACATACTCATAGTATTCGTCCTCTTTGTCTTGTTCAGAGGCTTTTTGTTCTAGTGCCTCAAGATTACTGTTCGGCATATGTAGGAACATATTTCTGTTCCCCATTCCATACGTTTCAAACGATGCCCAATACGATTTTCCTTTTTCCAGTATTGCTTCCCTCATATCAACCCCTTCCCCAGATCGTAGTAGTCGTCTACCCACTGCTCTCTTATCTTCTTCGTTCTGTCAGCAAGATCACAGGTGAGATCAACCAAACATTCTTCTCCAAAATTCCATGTTTCCCATGAAAGCCAATCCCCGTTCTCAAACACAATTAGTTTGTGAGAAGGTAAATCCCATGTCTGTAGGTCCTCGATTATTTGATCGATGTCATATCCCCACGCTCGTTTTTCTGGCTCACAACCATGATCTTCCACGACCTGCATGTTGAATCGAAATCTGATTTTGTCTTTTTTGGACTGCTCTAAAATTGTTCTGAGAAAGGTCTTCATTCGGACACCTCCACAGGTTTAACAAAGCCACCTTTCTTGATGCCTTCCAATCTCATGGGCAACACAAAAAAGGAGTTGCATAAATCACAGGCTCTCCCGTCTTTGAAAGGTCGTGCATTGTGTCCGTACTGCCACCCATGTTCATCGGGCTGTATTTCCATTTCGCAAATATCACAGTTGATTCTTTTTTCTTCAGTCATTTCTATCCCCCCACCTTTCGGCTTTTTAGTTCTTGTTTGGCTAATCTGAGTCGCATGTTTTCTTCAGGAGTGTTCAACACCTCCATAATACTTAATACACTAACCATGTTTTTAAGAGACCATGTTGAGTGTCCCTGTATGATTGCTCTGGCTTCTGTTTCACTGCTTGCGCTTTGAAGCATCTCACTTTCTGTTTGTAGCCTTGATTCAAATTTCATGCTGTTCCCCTATCTAATAAATGTATTTGGTCTAAGAATATGGATCGAAAGATCACCACTATCAATCATCTTTTGTAGGGCTTTATCGGCTTTTGACATACCGCCCTCTTGATCTTTGGGATTGTAAGCACCGACAAGAATTTCATAGCCAAGTGATTGAATGTCGTTGAGATGGGTGTGAGTGAAAGTTTTGCTGTTGGTCAGCTTGGCTAATTTCTTTGCTGTCTCACACTTTGGATAGCAAAGTTCGTTGCCATAAACATTTTTGTAATATACTGTTATCGTTTTCATAATTTATCCTTTTTTTAGTTTTTATTATTTATTATACAGACATTTATGCCTTTTTCCACCAATATATCCCATATAACAAAGACTTACAAAACCCCAAAAATTTACTGTGGCTAATCCTGAGACAAATTTCTGGAAACAGGTAAAGAAAAATCTGCCCAAATATCGTTGGGTTAGGATCGAATCTTGGGCAACACAAGGTGTTCCTGATCTGTTGGGGTTCACTGAGGAAGGAAGGCTATTCACAGTCGAATTGAAAGTAAGCAAAAGTAATCGCATATCTATCTCACCACACCAAATAGCGTTCCATGTTGAAAGAGAAGATTGTCCGTGTTTTATCTTGGTCAAGCGGTCCTCGGAGAAGGAACCGAAAAAATCTGAGGTGTTGTTGTATGAGGCAGGGAAGATACGAGAGATCAGCGAACAGGGGACAAGGATTAAACCCGTGTTCGCGCTCTCGTATCCCCACAACTGGAAAGAGTTGGAAAATTTTTTGGACAAATCTGTAAATAGTTCTTGACCAATGGTGGAAGACGGAAAAAGCGGGACGCCCGTTCTTCCACCATCAAAGAAAAACACACACTCGTTGCTCGTTCTTTCAGCATGATTATTTTTATTTTTTCTTTGGGAAAGGTGTCCGCGATCCGTTGGGATAAATAGGAATATAACAACGGACCGCGAACCAAGGGCATTAGATGGCTTCTTGATATAAATCATCTTGAAGGGTAAAAAATGCCTCAAAATCGAACCCTTCAAACTCTTTCTCTAATTCTTTTCTGTAATTAGCCACTAAAGATTCAGCCAGAAAGATGGATTTTTTTAGGTGGATATAAGATTTTATATCGTGGCTGGTGTTGTTTTTGAGCGCATCCAAAACATGCTGAACCGCCCAATATTTTGCACAGTCGATAGAACTCAAAGCGTAGGTTCTACCCGCACAAAAATTGCGATGGTTTTTCTCGTACTCTTTCTCTAATGCTAAAAGTTCGTCCGCATATCTGTTGTGGGTAATATCATCAACTGCCCAACCCAATATACTAAAACCTTCTTTAATTAGGTTTTTTCTTTTGTTTATTGTTTTCATGGTTACCCCCTTACAATAGATTTTGGTTTGCGTGATCTACTAGAATAGAAACCACTTGATCGGTTGGTTTAAATGCGTTCTCAATTAGAAGAGTTGAAAACTCTACATCATCGCAACACACATCAAAAGAGGCGAAAGTTTCGCCCTCAAAAATACTGGCGATTAAATCCAGTTTATCGTTTTTTATTTTCATTTGTTTTCCTTGTTTTAATAAAATTAACTTACATCTATATTATACATAAATATGGGATACATTTTATATATAATTGATGGTGAAAGAACCCCACGCAGTGGGAAGGCGGAACGCCCGTTCTTTCACCATCAATCAAACACCCCCCTCATAAATGAAACGAGGCCCGAGGGCCCCGATCCGTGGACAGTGGTTATGGCCAGAACTAACATTCTGTGCATTTGCTTGGCTCGGTGAAGCAGTGCGCCCCGTCCGGTGATCCGGCTTGGCCTTTGCTGTAGCTTTCTTCTGCTTCTTCCCTGTCTGGGGGCCAGATACCGGTTATTTCTCTAACCCAACCCGTATCAAGACATTTTTCGCAATCGTGTTTTGCAAGGGAGTGCATTTCTTTGATAAACAACACCCCTTTTATAAAAGCCTGCTTTTCTTCAAAGCTAAATTGTTTGAGGTAGCTGTTTATTTCTTCGACCCGTTGCGGTGCGCCTTCCCAGTTGACGTCTTTTTCAAACTGTTTTCGTCCACCGTTTCGCCATTGTTTGAGGCGTGCGTCTCTGACCGCTTTGTCAAAGTCTCTTTGATCTACGTTCGAGAAAGGCGAGACGTTTCTTTTTTCTATTATAATACTCATGCGTACTTCTCCTGCTCTGTGATGTACTTACGAAAAGCCTTGCCCAATCTAGGACGATTGCTCCCGTCTAAATGACAAGCGAAAGCGTATCCTTGATTGATAAACTTAGCCCATTTTTCTTGAAAGTAATTATCCGAAGGGTCGAGCGGGCCATAAATATCGTCAAGAATTGTGGCCCCTTTGTTTGCTCTAAGCTGTTCGTAATTGACGCATATTTCACCAAACATTTGGTCCAACATTTTCTCGGATTCGGGTACGCCGTACCCGTTTTGTTGTAACGCAGTGAGTAAGGTCTTTGTCATTTCTGTTGTTAGTTGTTTCATAGTTATTCCTATTAATTAAATGTATATCCAGTATATCATTATTTATGGGAGGGTGGTATAATTAAAGAGTCAAACAAATAGGAGACGACATGAAAAAAGAAAACTACGAAACATTTGGTGAAGTAATTAAGGGTAAAACTACTGGAACCATTTATTTTCTGATAGAGGGTGAATATAGAGTCTTAAATAGATCTAGTGTCATATCAACTGGTGCGATACCAAAATACTCAAAAAATCGAACCATAAAACTTTACGCATTAATAGATGAAAACTTAGTGGAGTACACACACCCCGACAAGGTCACCTTTAATACCTACAAAACAGCAAGAAAAACAATAGAAGGCATTGAGAGTGATTCGGGTACATGGTCGCCACAAAAGAAAGTCGAGGAATCATTTAAACTAAATCAAACTGAACTTGAGTGGTCAATACTATTGGCACAGAGCAAAGTTGAATACTTGAAGAATGTGAAAAAGCTGGAGGTTCAACAATGAGCACATTTAAAATAGTTAGATTTCACAGAGAAGACAATCACCCAGATAACCACAAGGTAATTAAAACTGGACTCACTGAAGAGGAAGCACAAGAGCATTGCCAAAGAGAAGACACAAGAGAAAAAGGTGTTTGGTTTGACGGATACACAGAGGAGACGACATGATTGATACTGTATTTATAATCGCCATTGCAGTTGCGTTCGTAATTGCAATCCTTGGCATACTCGCCACAATTCGATAATCCCCCAAAGACATGAGACACGCGATCGCGTGTCTCATGTCCATCAACCCAACAACCTCAATGATATGGGGATCCTATTGGCCAAACTTTGGTGCGAAAGCCCTTGATGGATGGATTATTCCGTTAGGACCGTAGGCTTGATAATCCATCCATCAAGGGGAAAGATCGAGACATAAATTCTCTGGTGAAATAATTTGGCACTTTTTTGTTAGGAGTCCCTGCCCAAAAAATTTTATATTTTTTTTCTAGGAGTCCCTACTCAGAAAAATTTTATATTTTTTTCTAGGAGTCCCTGGTCCCCGGAAAAATTTGTGTATACTAAAAAATATGGCAAAAACGTGCATTACTTGTAATCGATCCCTGTCAAAAACGGAATACACCAAAAACCGTAATGTCTGTAAACGCTGTACCTCTTTTCAAAGAAACGTTGCAAGGAACCACACACCGGAATCCTACATCACAATTGTTTACAACAAGCTGAAAAGCGCAAGAGTAGATATGGAGTGGGACATTGATTTGGACCACATTAAAATTCTTTGGCAAAAGCAAGACGGACGTTGTGCCCTGTCCGGAGTATTTATGACGTGGCAAGGTGGCGAAGGACGGCAAGACCTGAACACCAGTATTGATAGAAAAGATCCCACAAAAGGGTATATAATAGGCAACGTCCAATTAGTGACGCAACGAATAAACATAATGAAACACACACTGGGAGAGGGAGAACTTTACTGGTGGTGCAAAAACGTAGTACACAACAAAGACAATGCCGATTAAGTTTAAGCCCACAGAAAAAAACTACAACCGAAGAACCGGTCAAACCACCGTTCAACACAACTATTTAAAAGCGACTTCTATGAAAGATTTGCTCGCTGCCATTGAAAACTCCAACACCAAAGCAAAAAAGATACACAAGTATAAAAAAGAAATAGTAAGGAGAAAAAAGTATGGACTCTCAAAAGAAAACTGAAATGACACCTGAAAAAGCAGGGCAGTATTGGTATAACCGTGGTTTCCGTGATAAAGAACTGCAACGCCGCGTTGCAGAAACATTAGCCAAAGAAGAACTGGTGGACAACAATGCCGAAGTCTGCAAAGTCTGCGATTAAAAATGCCTAAAAATTACATTTTAAGTCAAACAAAAGAAAAAACATATATTCATGTTAATCAACACAACATAAGAAACAACAAGACAAAAGGAACAAAAGACCCAGTTATTACTATAAAACAAGGAAGTAAAAATACTTATTGCAGCGAAGTAAAAATATTGGGAGAAAGTCGTTTGATATACAGCGGAGAAGAAGAAAGGCCCCTTCTTCCTTGCGGTGCCCGTGTTGTGATTGAAACAGAAGCGCCGATTAAAATAGTGAAATGACTAAACTCAACACAGAAAAACTCGTAGAAAAATACCCTGACGCAGCAAAAGAACTTTTTGAGTTGCAAGAAGCGTTGTCGTTTAAAACACTGCAACGAAAGGGACAAGAAAGTTTCATCACATACATAAAACACATGTGGCCCGACTTCATTGAAGGAGAGCACCACAAGATTTTTGCAGAAAAACTCGAAAGAGTGGCTCGTGGAGAACTAAAACGGCTGATTATTAACATGCCGCCACGGCACACCAAATCAGAGTTTGCCTCTACTTTCTTTCCGTCCTGGGTTTTGGGACGCAACCCGAAACTAAAAATTATGCAGATTACACACACGGCAGAACTGGCCTTTCGTTTTGGTCGGCGGGTCAGGGACTTGATTGATTCCGAGGAATACAAAAGCGTTTTCCCCGATGTTCAACTAAAAGCCGACAGCAAATCCGCCGGACGTTGGGAAACCAACGGCGGGGGTGAGGCGTTTTATTCGGGTATTGGTGGTGCGGTCACGGGTCGTGGTGCGGATATATTGGTCCTCGATGACATTCACTCGGAGCAAGACGCATTGTCCCCAACGGCACTGGACAACGCATGGGAATATTATTCTTCCGGACCGCGGCAACGTTTGCAACCGGGAGGCGCAATCATTATTGTGATGACCCGCTGGAGCACCAAAGACCTCACTGGTCGATTATTGAGCAAACAAAGCGAAGAACACGCGGACCAATGGGAGGTGGTGGAATTTCCAGCCATCATGCCCAGCGGGACAGCGCTGTGGCCCGAATACTGGACACTGCCAGAATTGGAAGGCGTAAAGGCTTCGATTCCGGTATCCAAATGGGAAGCACAATGGATGCAAAATCCCACTTCTGAAGAAGGCGCGATTCTTAAACGCGAGTGGTGGAAGATTTGGGAGGAAGAACGGGTGCCCAACATGCAGTTTGTCATACAAAGTTACGATACGGCGTTCTCCAAGAAGGAAACCGCTGACTTTTCAGCCATTACCACATGGTGCGTGTTTTACCCCGATGAGGGCGGAGAACCCAATTTATTGCTGCTGGATGTCCGAAAAGGACGTTGGAATTTCCCTGAACTTAAAAACCAAGCCTTTGAGCAGTACGAATACTGGGACCCAGACATCGTGATTATTGAAGCCAAGGCCAGCGGACTGCCGTTGACACACGAACTGAGACAGACCGGAATACCCGTGCTCAACTATTCGCCGAACAAAGGACAAGACAAGGTTGCCAGAGTCAACGCCGTTTCCCCGCTTTTGGAAGCAGGCATGGTCTGGGCTCCGGACAAACGGTGGGCGGACGAGTTGATTGAAGAGTGCGCTGCTTTTCCTTTTGGCGACCACGACGATTTGGTGGATTCGACCACACAAGCCTTAATGCGTTATCGACAAGGCGGATTTATTGCGTTAGAATCAGATGAGTTAATGGATAACGATTACAAACCACCAAGAAAGGAATATTACTGATGTCAATTGGAGCACTACGACAACTACTGAAACGCGGACGTTTTGATAACGAAACGGTGTATGACGTTTTAATGAAAGCACGCCAAAAAGGTTACACGGACCTTACAGACGCAGAAAAAGCACAATACGACATGCTTTATAATATGTTTGGACGCGACGCAATGAGAACCATGGAAGAC